TATTTTCACTCATTTTTTTAAATTTAAATATTAATTAATTGTTTTATTAAGGCCATACAGTTTATTTCTTTATCAATCCTAAAATTAGATTGAAAACTATATTCATTTATATGTATTGCTACTGTGCCTTCTTTTCCAGAAGCAAAATCTGAAGCATTATCAAATAGATATCTATAAAATACTTCAAAATCTTTAACATTAGCGTTAGCTATTATTTGTCTTATTTCATTAAATTTAGGAGATGGTTTAGCTAATTCTTCTACTACTTTTGTCATGTAATTATTAGAAACTAATGCATCTTTATCTAATTTTAATTGTTTATTTTGCGTAGATACTTGTATTGTATTAAGCATCTTGCGAACATCAGGGTAGTTATTATTAGTAATTGTTTCTAAGTCACTTACACTACATTTTATACCTTCTTTCTGTACAACTTTCATCAAATGATTTACTACATCTAAATTACTTGGAGGTACAATTTTTAATGTTTGACACCTTGACTGTAAAGGATCTATAATACGTTCAATAAAATTACAAGTTAAAATAAAGCGTGTAGTTCTTGAAAATGTTTCAATTACATTCCTTAATGATGCCTGTGCTTGTATAGTTAGAAAGTCTGCTTCATCTAATATAACAACCTTGAGGGGTTTAAATGACATTACACTAGCAAATCCTGATACTTTATCTCTAATAGTTTCAATACCTCTTTCATCAGAAGCATTAATATAGATATGATCGCAGTCTATATTTTTTACTATTAATTTAGCTAATGTTGTTTTTCCAGTTCCGGCTGGTCCATAAAATATTAAATTTTGAATATCATTTTGACTAATATAATTTGATATTGATTTTTTAATACTTTCATTTCCTACATAATTATCTATGTTAGTAGGACGATATTTTTCTACTAATAATCCGTGATCTTTCATAACCTAAATATACAAAATATTATTTAATTTTCCAAGCTTAAACTCCCTGTCTAAATTCACCATATAAAGAATACATTTTTTCTTCTTTTGGTTTTACTTCTTCTTCTGTTGAATGAATAGCATATAATTTACTCCCCATAGGATCTAATCTATACTCACCTTTAAATCCTGTTTTATGTAAATATGCTTCTAAAGTTTCAGTTAAAGTAGGATGTACTTGTTTTTTTGGATCAGAAACGAGTTTCCACCTGTCTCCAGGTGGTACTCTTGTTGCGATCAACTCATTATGTTCATTAATTACTGTTTCCATATTACATTCCCATCATTTGTGATGGATCTATTTGTGGTTGTTTATCTTCTTTAGGTTCATCTACTACTATACACTCTGTAAGTAATACTGTTCCTGCTACTGCCGCTGCATTTTCAAGTGCTACTCTAGTAACTTTGGTTGGATCTATAATACCTTCTTTTTTCATATCAGCTACTACTCCATTCTTAATATTATATCCTTTCCATGTATCATCTCCAGAATTAACTAATTTATGTCTACCTATCATTTGGGCTTCTATTGAATCATGTCCTGCATTTATAAGTATTTGTTCAAATGGTTTACCACATGCTTTATAAACAATTTCTGCACCTATTTTTTCCTTACATTTAGTAGAAATAGGTAATACTTCTCTAGCATATAATAAAGCAGCTCCACCTCCAGGTACAATACCTTCTTCAATTGCAGCTTTTGTTGCATGTAGAGCATCATCAACTCTATCTTTCTTTTCATTCATTTCAGTTTCATTACGACCTCCTACATGAATGATAGAAACTCCCCCACACATTCTAGCTAACCTAGTTTGTAACTGTTCACGTTCAAATTCACTTTCTGATCCTTCAACTTGATGTGCTAATTCTTCTATTCTTTTATTAATATCATCTTCTTTACCTTTACCATCAATTATAGTTGTTTGATCTTTACTGACTGTGACTGTACGAGATTCACCAAACCAATCCCAAGAAAATTTATCTAATTTCATTCCTTTAGATTTATCAAATACTTGACCTCCAGTCATAACAGCAATATCTTCTAAAATTAATTTTCTTCTATCACCAAAATCAGGAGCTTTAACAGCACATACATCTAAAGTACCTCTTTGTTTATTAACAATTAAAGTAGCTAATGCTTCATGATCTATATCTTCAGCAATAATTAATAATGATTTAGCTTGTTTAGCTACACCTTCTAAAATAGGTAATAACTCTTTTACATTAGTAAATTTATGATCTGCTATTAAAATACTAACATCATTTAAAGTACTACTCATTGTATTATTATCAGTAACAAAATAAGGTGATTTAAACCCTCTATTAAATTGCATTCCTTCAACAGTTTCTAAATAGGTTTCACCTGATTTGCTTTCCTCAATATGTACAATTCCTTCATCTCCTACTTTATCTAAAGCTGTAGCAATTAATTTACCAATTTCTTTATCATTATTAGCTGATACTGTAGCTACTTGTTCTAATTGATCTTCAGATGATATATCTTCTGATATTTTATCTTTTAATACTTCAATAACTTCTTTTATAGAATTATCAATTTCTCTTTTAATTTCAACAGCATTAGCTCCATTATTTAAATAACTAAGTCCACCTTTTATCATTTCTCTAGCTAATAAAGTAGATGTTGTGGTACCATCACCAGCTTTGTCTGCTGTTTTTAATGATGCATCTTTAACTAAATTAACTCCTAAATTTTCAATTGGATCCTTAAGTGAAATGTGTTTAGCAACTGTAACTCCATCTTTTGTTGATTGTACTTGTCCATGGGTTTTTTCAATTACTACATTTCTACCATTAGGTCCTAATGTTGATACTACAGCATCTGCTAATGTATCAATACCTTTTACTAATTTTTTTCTCCCTTTAGGGCCAAATTCTATAATTTTACTCATTGTTTTTATTTTCTAAATTATTAAACTCTTCTTCACTAATTAACTCACTTTCCTCAAGTGGTTCTGTTTCAGCTAATACATCTTCTACTGATGACTTAACTTTAGCTAATACTTGATTTTCTGGTCCTACATAAAATTCCTCACCTTTATGTTCTATTTTAGTAAATCCTTGAGTAGGTAAAACAACTTCATCACCTACTTTAAGATAAGATTCAATAAAATGTCCCATATGTGTGTGTTGACCAGGTCCAACCGCTACTACTACAGCGTGTTCATTTTTATCTTTACCAATATCTGGTACTACAATTGATCCATACATTTCCTCGTTTTGTTCAATCGGTTTAACGATAACCGCATTAAATAATGCTTCTAAATTCATAGTCCTT